GCAAAAGAAATTATGGGATTTTTAAAAGATGTTTCTAGATTAGTTGCATCAGAAAATTTACCTGTAACTTGGACTTCACCTTTGGGACTTCCAATCTTTATGTCTTGCTACAAAAAGGAAAGCAAAAGAGTTAAGACAATGATGGGTGATAGTATTATTAAATTATCGTTAGCTTCAGAAACAAAGATAATTGATAAACGTAAAACTGCACAATCTATCTGTCCAAACTTTATTCATTCATTAGATGCTAGTGTTTTACAATTAGCAGTCGTTAAAGCAAATGAACTTGGAGTTGATACCTTTAGTTTAATTCACGATAGTTTTGGTGTGGTTGCACCTGATGTTAGGCTTATGGCTAAAGCATTGAGAGAAGCGTTCTGTGAAATTTATAGTCAAGATATATTGGCTAACTGGGCAATGGAAATGAAGCAAATGCTTTCTGACAAGAACAAGAAGAAATTTAAGCCAATTCCTGCAAAAGGAAACTTGGATTTAGAATTAGTTAAGCAATCCTTGTTTTTTTGTATTTAGATACTTGCACTACTGCAATTAAGTTCCCCTTATGGCTAACTAAACAATCAACCATAGGAGTAATCTATGTCAGAACAATCGCTAATAAGCATTGTAGGTGAGTTTGTATATCCTCACTTAAATAAACCTGATGTTCGTTTTAACGAAGCAGGAGAATACAAGGTAACATTAAAAGTACCTAAAAATGATGCAGTAGAAATGATGAAAATTATTGATACCGCAATTGAAGGTAGTGTTGCTGAAGCAGAAAAGTCTTCAGGTAAGAAAGTAAAACTTTCTCCAAGACCATACACAATTGAAGGAGACAATGTTTTCTTCAAATTTAAAATGAAAGCTACAGGTATCAATAGAAAGACTAAAGAACCATTTAGTCAAAGACCTGTAGTTTTAGACAGTCAAAAAAATCCAATGCCAAGTTCAGTAAGTATTTGGGGTGGAACAAAAGGTAAGATAGCTTACACATTGAGACCTTACTACGTACCTGCATTAGGTGCAGGAGTAACAGCTCAATTAAAAGCAGTTCAAATCCTAGAACTTGTTGAAGGCGGTTCTAAACAATTAGATTTATTTGATAAAGAAGACGGTTACGTCAGTCAGGAGAAAAATGAAGTACAAGCGACAGAAGTTCAAGCGAGTACAGATTTCTAAAGACGTAACTTTAAAATCTGGGTTGGAAGAAGTTATTTATAACTTTTTAAACACTAACAAATGTAAGTTTACATACGAAGGTATTAAAATCACTTACTTCCAACCTGCGATTAAAAAGACGTATACGCCTGATTTTCCAATTGATGGAAGTTTTATAGTCGAAACTAAAGGTGCATTTAATAGTGCTGACCGTAAGAAAATGAGACTAATTAAAACTCAAAATCCTAAATTGGATATTAGGTTTGTCTTTTCAGACGCACAAACAAGAATTGGTAAGAAGTCAAAAACTACTTACGCAAAGTGGTGTACGATGTTTGGTTTTCCATTCCATTGTATTCAATCTACTAAACAAAACTTTCCTAGCAGTTGGCTAGATGAAATTCATAACAAGCAAAAGGACTTAATAAGCAAATGAGACAGGAAACTAAATACATTGTGATACATTGTTCACAGACCAGACCATCTCAAAAAATTGGTGCTAAAGAAATAGATAGATGGCACAGAGAAAGAGGTTGGTTAAAAATTGGTTACGGTAAAGTAATCAAGAGAGACGGAACTGTAGAACAAGGTAGAGGTGATGATGATGTTCAAGCTCACGTCAAAGGTTACAATCATTGTGCCTATGGCATTTGTCTTGTTGGCGGAAGCGCTGAAGATGATGTCAATAAACCAGAAGATAATTTTACTGGTGAACAGTTTGAAAGTCTTAAAAAAGTTCTTGAAGAATTAATTGAAAAATATCCTGATGCACAAATAGTAGGTCACTATATGTTAGACGAAAGCAAAACTTGTCCTAACATTAATATAAGAGAATACTTACTACACGAAGATATTAAAGGTTATAAATTTCAAGATGGTTTGACTGACGATGCGGATTTAGCGGAGTTAGAAAATGAACCAAGAGAATAAGTTTCTCCATCACGCACCTTGTGAAAATTGTGGTAGCCGAGACAATTGCGCAGTCTATGAAGACCATTCGTATTGTTTCGGTTGTCACGACTACAAAAAATTAAATGGTGAATTACCACCAAAAGAAAAAGAAACAATAATTACAAATATGATTGATGGAATGTACGAAGCACTACCTAGTAGAAAACTAGATAGTGAAACTTGTGAAAAATTTAATTATCAAACAGGTAGCTATAACGGTAAGCCTGTTCATATCGCAAATTATTATGACAAGGATTATAATAAGGTTGCACAGAAATTAAGATTTCCTGACAAAACTTTTAAGTGGTTAGGTGACCCAAGTAAAATAACTTTATTTGGTCAGCAACTATGGAGAGATGGCGGTAAAACAATTATTTTAACTGAAGGTGAAATTGATTGTTTGTCAGTTTCTAAAGTTCAAAATAATAGATACCCAGTTGTTTCAGTTCCTTCAGGAGCTTCTTCCGCAAAGAAATATATTAAACAAGAATTAGAATGGCTTTCAAAATTTGAAAGTATTATTTTAATGTTTGATACTGATGAAGCAGGAACAAAAGCAAGTATTGAATGTGCCAATATACTTCCAGTTAAAAAAGTTAAGATTGCAAGATTACCTGCTAAAGACCCCAATGAATTATTACAAAAAGGTCAGGCTAGTAAGTTATATGATAGTATTTGGGAAGCTAAAGCCTACACACCACAGGGTATTATTGAAGGTGTTGATACTAAAGAACTCTTATTAAATGATGATTTTGTTGAAAGCGTTCCTTATCAATGGAATGGCTTAAATTCTAAACTTGGCGGTATTCGTAGAGGTGAGCTTGTTTTAATTACAGCAGGTTCAGGTACAGGTAAAAGCCAAGTCTGTAGAGAAATTGCTTATCACTTAATTAATCAAAAACAAAAAGTTGGTTACATAGCTTTAGAAGAAAGCGTTAAACGAAGTGTTAGAGGAATTGTATCAGTAGGATTAAATAAATTAATTCATTTACCACAAGTAAAAGAAAAATTAACAGAACAAGAATTAGTAACAGAGTGGAATAAAATAAAAGACTACGTTTGTTTCTACGACCACTTTGGTAGTTCAGACACAGAAGATTTAATGAACCGTATTAGATATATGGTTCAGTCATTAGATTGTAAGACAATCATACTTGACCACATTTCAATTGTTATTTCAGGTTTAGCTGACGGAGATGAGAGACGCTTAATTGATAACACTATGACCCAATTAAGAAAACTTGTTGAAGAAGTTAAATGTGCAATGTTTGTTGTGTCTCACTTGAAACGACCAGAAGGAAAACTTGGACACGAAGAAGGTGTTCAGACTTCGCTATCTCATTTGAGAGGTAGCCATTCATTAGCACAATTATCAGATGCAGTAATTGGTTTTGAAAGAAACCAACAAGATGAAATTTCAAACAATGTAATGACTGCTAGAGTTTTAAAGAATAGATTTTCTGGTGATACAGGAATTGCTTGTTCTCTTATTTACAATAAGGAAACAGGTCGTCTATCAGAAGGTGACTTTGATGAATGAACCAATGTTAGCCAAGTTCATCTTGTCATTTCTGGTAGACAAAGAAGATTACAAAGAATTATCTCAAGAACAACAAGAGCTAGTATTTCTAACTTGCAGGACAATTATGACTGCAATCTATAACTCAATTAAATATGAAAATGTTTATCCAGTTATTATGTGTGGAGATGCAGAAGCTAAAGAAATTATTACAAAAGCAATTAAGAGTGTAACTCACATTCTTCCAAGCGTTAATAAAATTACCATTTACACAATCCAATAATGAAGTTGATAGTTGATGTAGAAACCAATGGGTTTCTAGATAAGCTAGATTTTAAAATTCATTGTATTGTCTTTAAGGATATAACGACTAATCAAGTCTACAGTTTTAATCCTGACAATCTGAATGAAAGTCTAAACCTACTAAAGAAAACTACTTTATTAATAGGACACAATCTTCAAGGTTTTGATTTAGGTGCTATTAAAAAGCATTTCAATTTTGAATATGAAGGTGAAATCTTTGATACGCTTTTGGTATCAAGATTAATTTATACCAACATATTAGATAACGATTTTAAATTTAAAGAACTACCACCAAAACTTTATGGAAAACATTCATTAGAAAGTTGGGGTTACAGATTAGGTTTAAGAAAAGGTGATTATCAAGAACATTCAGATTTTACTGAATTTAATGATGATATGATGAAGTATTGTGAAAGAGATGTTGAAGTTACTCACTTACTTTACAACAAATTAATTGGAGAAAATTACTCTCAACAAGCCATAACTTTAGAACATCAATTTGCTCATTGGATAAGAAAACAAGAGCAGTATGGAGTTGATTTTGACGAGACGGCTTCTCAGTCGCTACATTCTATCCTAACCAAGAGGAGACTACAGTTGGAAGACGAACTGACTGTAGTTTTTCCTTCTTGGCAAAAGCATTGTGGCACAAAAGTTTATAAAAGAGATAACATTAAAAAAGGTATTAAGGCAGGTGTTCCAGTAGAAATTTATAAAGCTGAAATATTTAATCCTAATTCAAGAGACCACATCGCAGATAGATTAATTACAGTTTTAGGTTGGAAGCCAAAAACATTTACACCAACAGGTAAACCAGAAGTGAATGAACAAATCTTAAAAGCACTTCCATATCCTGAAGCACAAAAGATTGCTGAATACTTAATGGTTCAAAAAAGATTAGGACAGTTAAGTGATGGTGAACAAGCATATTTAAAATTAAACAAAAAAGGAAAAATATATGGGCAAGTTAATACGATGGGTACTTACACAGGTAGGTGTTCTCACTTCAATCCGAATTTGGCGCAATGCGTTAGTTCAGATAGTCCGTATGGTAAAGAATTTCGTTCCTTATTCATTGCTCCTACCGATATGGTTATGTGTGGTATCGACTTTAGTGGTTTGGAGTTGCGTGTGCTTTCTCATTTCTTGGCTATATTTGATAATGGTGACTTTTCAAAAAGACTTCTTGAAGATGATATTCATACCGCCAATCAAAAAGCTGTCGGACTATCCACACGTTCTGAAGCTAAAAGGTTTATATATGCTTACATATATGGTTGCGGAAATGCGAAGCTCGGTGAGATACTTAACGTCTCTAATGACGAAGCCAAAAGAATAAGATTTAAGTTTGAGAAAAGTTTACCTGCATTAAAAACTTTAGTTGATGCAGTTAAAAGTAAATTCAAAAATACTGGTTGGATAAAAGGTTTAGACGGAAGAAAATTAATTCCTAAAGCTGAATATTCAGCACTCAATACTTTAATACAAAGTGCAGGAGCATTGATTGTTAAACAAGGAACAATCATTCTCAATGACGAATTACATAAGGCAGGATTTGTCTGGGGTAAAGACTATGCAATGGTCTTACACATTCACGATGAAATGCAGTTCTATGTAAACAAAAACAAAATAGAACAATTTAAAACAATTGCTCAATCAATATTTGGAAAGACACAAGACTTCTTTAAATTCAGAACCAAGTTAGACGGTGAGATTAAAGTAGGTCTTAATTGGAGTGACACTCACTAAAGGATTTAATCCTCATTTCGACCTTTGCCTAGAGTTTGGTGAAAAATACGAAAACGAATTTCAGAAAATAGTTGAAAGTAAACAGCTTGAAATAAAGACCGATAAGATTTGTCAAAGAACAGGAAATGTCTTTGTTGAATTTGAAAGCAGAGGAAAAGATAGCGGATTAGCTACGACTACTGCTGTTTATTGGGTTTATTGTCTATGGTCTGAAGTACGCAAAGAACAGACTTATGTCTTCATACCTACCAGAAGACTTAAGAAATTAATCAAGCAGGGAAACTACAAAGAGATGAGAGGTGGAGATAACTGGACTTCTAAAGGTTACCTCATTCCCAAAGAAGACCTCTTAAAATTAATATGAACTATAAAAAAGTAAAAATAATTTGGATTGACCCAACAGGTCAAACAGGTTGGCAATCACAAGAAGATTTAGAGAATTTCAATCCTGAAGAATGTGTCATTGAAGGTTATCTTTTTTCTAAAGATAAAAAATTAGTCAAAACATTTTCTTCTTATTCAATAAACAGCGATACAGGTGATATGACATTTGGAGATACCAATGTCCTTCCTACTTCCTGCATCAAATCAATAAAGGCAATCAAATGAAAAATATAATTGAGTTCCACTCAAACAATCAAAAAGTAATGTTAGTTGATGGTGATTTACTTGCATATAAAATTACATCAGCAATAGAACAACCAATTGATTGGGGTAATGATATATGGACATTACATTCAGATTTAAAAGTAGCTAAAGCTAATTGGGAAGCTGATATTAAATATTATCAGCAATACACACATTCTAAAAATGTAATTATTTGTTTTTCAGATAAAGAAAATTTTAGAAAGAAGTTTGACAACACATATAAATCTTACAGAAAGAAAATTCGTAAGCCTATAGCTTATGCACCATTAAGAGATTGGATTAAAAAGAATTACCAATGGGTATCTTTTCCTAATTTAGAAGGTGATGATGTTTTAGGATTATTAGCAACAGGAGTTCATAAAACAAATAACGTCATAATATCTGGTGATAAAGATATGAGAACAATACCTACTTGGCATTGTTTTATAGGCGATGAT